GGAACCCCTAATCCATTCCAACTTTTTTCAATTTGTTCTATTTCTTTTTCTTGTTTTTTTGTTAAAAACGTAAAAGTGATATCGATTTTTGTATTGGTGGTTGTGTATTTAAATTCACCATTCTCATTTGATTCAAGATTAAATTCTTTAAATGATAATTCACTTAAATCAAAACTAACTTCAAATTCTTTCCCTGTTTTTGGGTCAACTATTTTGTAACCATAATCAGAACCAAATGCTGTGTTTCTTAAAAAAACTAAAATAGACATTCTATCTTCATCCACTAGCTCATCAAAATCTATGTCTTTATCTAAAATTTTTCTTTTTAATAATTCATCAACAACTGTATTATTTTGAATTAAATTTTGTGCAGATAATATATTTTCATCAGATGCGGTTAAATATGCTACTCTTAATGATTTCTTTTTATTTTTGTAAAATATACCTCTTGATGGTAATTCAACAACATCATAAGAAATGTTTGGGTCTATTCTAAATTCTTCCATATGTTATTTGTTTTCTTCATTTGATTTAAATACTAAGTTCATAGTTTCTTTGTCTATAATAAATTTTAACTTATTTGTTTGTAAATCGACACCGGAGTACGATTGCTCTTTTTCAAAATTTGAACCTTTAATTTTAAATACTAATGAATTTATAATATCGCCAATAGGTGAAAGATAATCTATTTTAACATCGGTAATATCAAAAAAATCTTTTGGATTAAATGAAAAATTGACAGTTTCATAAAATTCTGTTGAAAAGATTAATTCTTCACCTTCATTATAAATTTTATATTTTCTAAAAAGAAATTGGGGTATATATGCTCCAATAATGTTAATAAGATATCTGTTTTCAATTAATGGCTCTACAGGTTCAAATTTTAATAAATCATTCATAGTTTTAATTTTAAATATAACTATTAAAAGTTACAAAAGTTTATAAAAAAGTAAAGGTCTTCTATTAGATAGAAGACCTTTGTTAATAAAATAATATTTTTTTTATATTAGTACACTAAGATACATCTATCTGGACGCAATGAACAAGTAATTGTTGCAATTTCATCTCTTGAATAATCTAAATCATTGAAATTTAAATCGGTGATAAAAGTACCTTGCATTATCCACTTTTCAACAACGACACCTGTTGGGTCTAACATTTCTAATTCAATATCTTTTTTATATCCCGCGGCATATCCCATACGACCCGTAACAGATTCCGCATGTAATCTAAACCATTCCATTAGAGCCTGTGCTGCTGAAGGTCCGATTGGGTCTCTAAAAGTTACTCTCATTTCATTCCATTCAAATCTACCAGCAACATATGTTGAAGTATTTAGAAAAGGTATTGCTACTGAATTTATTTTTGCTGAAGGTCTGGCAGCAGATGATACATACCATTCGTTAATCCCCAATGAAGATGGAAATCTTAAAATAAACCTATTTTGACGTTTTGGTTCATATGGAACCGGCATTTTCATTAGTAAATCCGCCATTTTTTTATATTTTTTTTAAATTTATTATTATACTATTTTTAATATACCTATAAATATATCAATGAAAGAAAAAACTATTAAAAAAGAAAAATTTATGTAAATTCTTGATAATTTGATTTTTTTTGTTTATATTTTATTAGCCCAGTATATACTAGTATTTATTATTTCTAGTTTTTATTATTTCTAGTCTAGTTTTATTATCTAGATTATAATAATATAAAGTATTTCTAGTTTAAATAGAAACTAGTATATACTGGGTGATTAAAAATTTTCTTTTAAATATTTTTAAAAGACGCGCCCGTTGGTGTAATTATAAATTAAGTTCAAATTTCATAGAACCACAATCCCATATTCTATCATATCCATTTTCTTGCATTATTTCCCATTCTGTTTTTGAATTATCAAATCCTTGTTCAACTAAAATATTTTTTCTAAAATTAAATCTGTGTTGTCTATTAAGAAAATCTCGAACACTTACGTACCAATAGTTTGGTTTCGTAACACCAACATATTCAAAACCATTTTTATAATACATAGTATCTTTATAATTAATTCCAGACCATCTAATATCTGAATACGTAATAATTTTTTCAGGATTATAATTTTTAATAAAAAAATTTAATAATTTAGAAAATCCACCAACAACATTGGTGTTTAATTTAGAACAAAACCTTAATAATTCAAAAGTTTTAATATTGTTTTTTTTTGCACCTAAAACCAACCTTTGATTACCAAAGGTGATTAGAGATACTAATTCATTATTGTAATATAAACCAATTCGTATTTTATCAACACATTTTCCTTGAATGTGATTTTCTTTCAAAAAGAAATCTGATTCAGTTTTTTTAACAATTTTAACTTCGCATTTTCTAGCAAATATTTTATTTTTTATAATATTAAGTAAATTAGACACTCTTGATAATACAATTTCTTTTTTATTATGAATTTCATCTTCAAAAATATGGATTAATTTTACTCCCTTTTCGTTTGATATATTAGTTTTAGATATGTGATAATTTTTATTTTTTTTACCATATATTTCAGAATGATAATAATTACCATTACATTCAATACCAATTTTTTTATCAGGTAAAAATAAATCAATTTCTTTCCCATTTAATATTTTTCTATTACTATCTACGTGTTTAATATTATTTTTATTTAAAAAATCCCTTAATATTTTTTCAATTTCAGAATTTTTGGTTATTGGATGACAATTTCTACAAATTGGTGTTTTACCTGAACCTAAAATGGTACTAGTAAAAATATTTGAACATTTAACGCATTTAAAACTATACTCCTTAGATGTTGAACCATTTTTATTTGTTACATATTCATCTATTAAAGTGAGTCCACTTTTTTGTAGTTTTTCATCTAATATGGGTAAATAATTAACTTTAATTTTGTTTTTTAATTTATCAACAAACTCTTTTTTATACATAGGGTTCTCAACTCCATGTTTTTGTTTAAATCTATTTTTAAAATTTTTTTTAAATTCATCTTTTTTGAAAAGTGAATCAACTCCATGTTTTTCTAAAAAACTTTCCTTTGATTTTTTAATTCTATTAATTTTATTTTCTTCTTTATTATTCCATTTTTTTCTACAATTATCTGAACATAATTTTTTTTTATGTTTTTTCCTCTCAATAAAATTAACACCACATTGAATACATTTTCTTTCTTCCCTTATATCATCATGTTTTTTTCTTCCAAGTAATTTAAATTTATTTACATGTTCAAAATAACACGTTCTATTACAAAATTTTTTATCTCTAAATTTATAATCTGTCTCAAATTCACCATTACAATTGGTGCAAATTACTTTAATTTTCATGGTAAAATATTCTTGTTGTTAACAGGTACTTATATAGATATAAATATAAGATAAAATATTAAAAATAAAAAAAAACCTTAATAAAAATATTAAGGTTTTTTATGGTGATTAAGTTATTTTCTTTTAAATATTTTCAAAAGACGCACCAGTTGGTGTTATTATAAATTCTAAATCAATAAATTCTAAAGAACGAGTAGGTTTAATATAAATTTTACCTCTCAATGTATTTGCATCAATATCCTCTGGGTCATTTGAAACAGTTACTCTAAATTCAAATAATCCTCTTTCTCTTTTTATTGATTCTAGTATTGGATTCACCAATCTTAAAAATTCATTACGAACTTGTTCATCATTTTGTTCAAATAAAAGTCTAACTGCAACTGCTGAAATAAGTTTTCTTGTTCTTAACAAAAGTCTCCTAACATTTATTCTGTCTAGTGCAGATTCTCTAACTTGTAAGGTTTTATTACCCCAAATTATTGTACCAGTATCCGCAAAAGTTGCGATTGGATTAATTCTGTTTTTATATAAATCATCCCTTTCGTCCAATGTTAATTTTTTAAATGCTTTAACAGAATTTACCAAACCTCTCGAATATCCAGCTACCGCAAACCAAGGGAATGAAACATTATCGGTTAATGCGATGTTTCTTAACACCTCACCTGTTGGTGGTAAATAAAGTTGAGTAGCATTATCAACATCTCTTACTTGTATCCACGGCCAATATGTTGCGGAATAGTTACTATCAATTGCAACTAAATCTAACGAATCGATGATTTCATCACTAGATGTTTGATTTGGACTTGATATTACATACAACGAGTCCGCTCTATCTTCTTCAACCATTTCAATAGCGTATGCCGTTAATGAACTGTGGTCATAAAAATTAATACCTGGTGTTGCAAATATATTAATGTCAACCGCCTCTGGATTTGAGAAAGTGTCAATTCCTTTTATGTATGAATAATAGTCCGAATTTCCAACGGTAGTACTAAAAACACCACCATTTGTTGTGTTACCACTTACATATGTCGGTTTACCAAAAATGTAAGA